AATTGTTGTATTTCTTACTACTTGTAAGACATTTTGCCCTCTATTTGTTGTTGTAATTAAAGTTCCATCTGCTGAGTCAGGCAATGTCAACACCCTGTTATTGCTAGATGTAGATGGTGCTTGTAAGCTGAAAGACCCACCTCCTGATGCTGCGTTTAGTTTAATCTTAGCGGTCATTTATCCAGCCTCCAATGCAGCAACTTTTGTTTCTAATACTTCAATTTTAGCAATAGCTTCCTGTAATGCAGCGGTAAGTAAAGGTACAAGTTTACTTTGATCTATACTTTGATAAATCGGATCGCCTTTAGGTATTGCCCCATCTTCTTTTGTTGATACTTCATCCTTAGTTCCTGTTACTGCTTCTGGTACTGCTGTAACTTCATGTGCAAAAAATCCATCAACTGTTGTACTTTTGTCAGATTTCCAATTAAATCTATATGGTTTTAATGTTTTCAACCTTGTTATTCCATCAGATATAGCAACAGCATTTTCTTTTAATCTGTAATCTGAACTTGTGTTAAATGAAGTAGATGAACTGCTTACACTGATACTTCCTACTTGTGTAGTATTTCTATAAAAATAAATAGCAGTGCCTACATTACCACCTGTCTTGCAATAAATAGACGCATAACCGCCAGCTGTATCTGATGCAAAAACACCACCATATCCACCAGACGTTCCAGCGTCACTAGCAAATTGTTCTGCCACAGCAGTTGAAACTTGACTGGTTGTATTAACTTTCGTTCTTCCGTTTGCGTCTATAAAAAATGCTTCATTTGTTATACCATTTGAATAATTATTAGAAGTTCCAAAACTTAAAATAGTTCCACTGCCTGTAATTTTTGCTGCAATACGACCTAAAGGGTTATCACTTCCTGTATAAGTAAAATCTATTGCACTATATTCGCCACTAGCATAATCAGTATTTGAAATAGCAAATGCACCTTTTGTTGTACCTGTAAAAGATGTCAAATCTTCATCAGAGGCAACATGAAGTGCTCGTGTTGGAGTAACAGTTCCCAAACCAAGTTTTCCATTTGCATCTACAGTTGCTCTAGTAGATCCACCTGTGCTGATTTGAACAATATCAGTTCCAAAATTTATTCCTGTGTTACTATCTGTCCCTTTAAATACTGGTGCGGAAGCTGATCCATCAATTCCAGAAATACCAGTTGTGCCGTTAATGTTTAGTGCCATAATTAAATAATAACTAATAAACTGCCAGAAGGCACAGTCACAGTGACACCACTATTAATAACAGGACTTACTGTGTGTGCATTTTTTCCTGATGTTATCGTATAATCTGTCGTTACGTTAGTGTCCGATTCAAAAAATACTTCATCAGTACCGCCACCAGTAGCACCAGCACCGCCACCAATTTCACCCCATCCTGTATTTTTATAGCCTTCAAATTGGTTTAAAGTTGAATTATATCTAAACATACCTACCGCAGGGCTACCATCTCTTTGTGCAGTTGTTCCTACAGGTAAATTTAATGAATTTGTATAATTATGAGTTATTTTGGCAGTAAAAGTACCGCCCGTTTTTGGCATCAAACCCAAATTAGCTTGTGAAATATCTCCTATTGTTGTAAATGTTCCCGTTCCACTGCTAACAGAAGTGCATATTTTTAATAAATTAGTTGATGTATCTATATGTGGTTGAAAAGCAACAACATTTGCTGCACCAGAAGGATCTCCACTAGCAGAATTAACTGTTCTTAATGCTGTAAAAATATCATTTATTGCAGCACGAACTTGTGCACCAGTTCCATTAGCAGTATTAAAATTATTACCTGTCTCTTTAGTTGTACTATTTACTCTTGCCATTTCTTAAATATTTTATTTTATTTTATCATCCCTTACCAAATCCGACAGCCTGATATGTAAAA